TTGATTATTATCTGCCTACCCAAACAGTATAGCAAAGCCCCTGTGGATAGCGAGGGAGGGGGTGTGGATAGTGTGTGGTAGTATTTAGGGACATTATGGAAAAACTTATATGAAAAACCGAAACACAAACGCAGGGGACCAGTGGGAAACTCCTGAGTATATATACGACCCACTGCACAAAGAGTTTAATTTTGACTTTGACCCCTGCCCCTTGTGTGAGGTAATTACTCCTGAAAACGATGGGCTACTAATTGAGTGGGGGCAAAGCAACTTTGTAAACCCACCCTACACACGCCACCTTAAAGAAGCTTTTATTAAGCGAGCTATTGAGGAAAGCAAAAAAGGCAAGACTTGTGTTTTGCTCATACCCGCATCAACAGACACAGCTATCTACCACGACTACATCGTGCCTCATGCAAAAGAGATACGCTTCCTTCGGGGCAGAGTGAAGTTTAAAGGCACAAATACCAAGGGTGTATATGTCACAAACAACTGTGGTATGTCAGGAAGTATGGTAATAGTAATGTAATATATATGAAAATAATCGAAACAACACAAGGTAGCGAGGAGTGGTTGGCAATGCGCCTAGGGATGATCACAGGGACCCGCCTGAAGTCAGCTATAGGCAGCCCAGCAGTGCGCAAGACGCTTATATATGAGCTAGTAGCCGAGCAGGTTAGTGGGTTGCAAGACAAGTTATGGGTGAATGAAGCAATGCAGTGGGGGACTGACCATGAGGACGAGGCAGTTGAGGTGTATGAGAAGCAGACTAAGATAAAGACATCAGTCGTAGGCTTTTGTCGGTCTGAGGAGTACGACTACCTAGCGCTAAGCCCTGATCGCTTAGTTAAGAAGGGCAAGAAATGGGTTGGTGCGGTAGAGGTGAAGTGCCCCGGCACTAAGACCTTTGTGAAGTACATGGCTGACGGAGGTATTCCTGCTGAGTACATGGGCCAGGTGACGAACTACTTTCTAGTAAACCCGGACCTAGAGTGGCTGGACTTTGTAATCTACGACCCCAGGGTGAAGATGAAAAAGAAAAGGGCAATGGTGACACGCATTACGCGCAAGGAGGTAGACACTGATGAAGCAGCCGACAAGCTTAAATCCTTCCGGCAGGAGTGGAAGGAGGTGTATGATAAAGTGACTAAATAGCCAGTAGCACCGTGATATACTAATTGTAATGGAAGAACTACAACAGGCTATAAACCGTATATTCCTCAAGCTAGAGGATAATGTAATCGACTTTGACGAAGCACGTCTAGCTGTCTTTGAGGCCGTCGAACAGCGCGAAGACTAAATAACGGGCGGCCATGCTATTAAAGGCACAAAAAAAATATGGCTTTCACAAGAATCATGGAAGATGTGGATAAAAACTGTTTACAAAAAACTACGTGTAGTACACAATGGGTGTATTAGTATATAAGTAAAGTATATGAACAAACAAGACTGGAAACTAGTCACAGAGATACGTATACAAGTAACAGACAGTGACTGCATCTGGTCATTCCCAGTCAAGTGCCCACGCCTATTATTCAAACTATTAGAAAAACTAGAGCTATGAACAGAGCACACGCAAACGCAAGAGAGGACAAAACAGAGCTAGAGAGGGTGGTTGAAATACTGAAACCTCTTGTAACCATAGTGTATTCACCTGAGCAAACTAAACCCGAGGTTATGGCTACAATAGACGAAACCATTAAAGATATAACCACCTACGCCCAATCAGTAGCAGAGGAAGCGGTGAGGGGTGCATATAAAAATGCAATAGCTCTATCAGACAAAATAGAGCTATCAGAAGACTTACCAGATGAAGGTGTCGGGCAATGGAAAGCCTTTAAACGTTTTAGGAATACGTTGCGAGATACATACCTAACCCCACTACCAGATAAAGAATAGCGTATGAACTACCCTAAAGAACCACCACCACCCACAAGAAGTAAGTTGTGGCATGACGCACATACTCAAGCAGAGCTAAAGATTTACGAAAGGGAATGGGAGGAATACTTAAAAAACAAATTAGCATGGAGAAAAATAATGAAAAAACTACTAACATGAAAACAACACCATTACCGTCTGTAGGGGAGGTAGTAAGCCACCTGCCAATGTTCCCTGATGCGGAGATTCTTATGGAAGACCAGTTAATTGATTACGACAAGTACAAAGTAGGAGAAATAGCGACCTTACTCACTCAACGTGACAACCAAGCATACACAAGCCTAGTGGAGGGGATAGAGGGGATGAAACACACAAAACGATTATATAGAAATGAACAAGGGGCTATAGAGGATGTTAGTACTAATGCAGAGATAGAAAGGAATGATATCCTAACCGACATCCTAGAGAACGTAGTAAAGCCACTGTATGGTAAGAAATAGATTATGGAACAAGAAATATTAACAAACTTAGAAGCAATAAAAATGTATACAACGCTTATATTTTACGCTCTCTGCTTACTTATAGGTGCGGTATTATTAACAAACTAATATGAATACAGAAACATTTACACACAAGATGGGAGACAGGCTTAAAAAAAAGTCAGGGGCACAGTGGCAAGGAGTAGTTGTAGGGTTCTACCAGACAGAACTAACACCAGAAGGCTACGCTATAGAAAGCGAGAAAGAAAAAGGCAGTGTACAGATTTACCCGCTAAAGGCATTGATTCCTGCAGACGGCAAAACCATAGACGAAGCACTGGGGTTACTAGAGTAATTAGATTGGTATGGAACTAATACACGATGACGCACTAATCGCTCTCACAAAGCTAGAAGAAAACAGTATTGACCTCACAGTAACTTCACCACCATACGATAACCTTAGAACATACAACGGTAACAACGACCAGTGGTCTGAGCAGGTGTGGAAAGACTGCATAGAAGAATTATACCGTGTAACTAAAGAAGGTGGTGTAGTAGTGTGGGTAGTAGGAGATGCAACGATTAAAGGAAGTGAAACAGGTACATCTTTCAAGCAGGCACTATGGGCTCTGGAGTGTGGTTTTAACTTGCATGATACGATGATATGGGAAAAACAAACATTTACTGATACAGGTTCATTAAGGGTTAGATATGGAAATGTTTTTGAGTACATGTTTATTTTTAGTAAAGGAAGACCTAAAACATTTAACGCATTAAAAGATAGATTAAACAAACAACCAGGTAAAAAGAAACATGGTACTGTAAGGCAAAAAGATGGTTCATTAAAACCTATTTCTTCTATAGGTAAAAAAATAGGGTTATATGGACAAAGATTTAATGTTTGGAACATAAATACAGAGGTATCAAATAGTAAAAGATGTCATCCAGCTCAATTTCCTGAACAACTAGCCCACGACCACATCATCTCTTGGAGTAACGAAGGAGACACTGTATTAGATTGTTTTATGGGGAGCGGAACTACAGGCAAGATGGCTAAACAATTAGGTAGAAACTTTATAGGAATAGAACTAGACAAAGAATACTTTGAGATAGCAAAGAAACGAATAGAGCAATAAGGAAATAACAACAGGGGATAACTCACAAAGTTGTCCCTTTTGTAAGGTATAATGCAGGTATATGGAAACAACATCAAAAGGAATGATTCGAGAGAGTAAAGACGATAAGCTAAACTTCTTTAGTTACTTTACAGTAGCAGGACTCACTAGGTACGCACGCCACATGAAGATAGGAGAAATCAAGCATGGCAGGTCAAACTGGCAGAAAGGTGGTTATCCTCAAGAAGAAGCGTTAGAGTCCGCTATGCGCCATTTAATGCTCCTGAGGGCATCAGATAAAACAGAAGACCACTGCTCTGCGGTAATCTTTAACATGTTTGTGTTTATGAATGAAGAAGCAGAACCATCACTCCTAGAACAGAGCGACTATAAAGAAGGCTTTGACGAACTAGAAGAAGCAATAGAGGACACCTACGGTATAAAGGTAAGTGACTCAGATAGTAATACATGCAAACTGTAACCCAATGCAAAGACTGTAACAAAGACATAACCCTAGAGGCTAAGTACTCAGATAAGGGAGGTGTGGTTTGTGGGGACTGTAATGAGGGTAA